GTACAAAGAAGTAATTCTTAAACATCGAAATAATATCAACCGAACTGGAGGCCGTTTTACGACGGCAGGTTCATAAGGAGTAATAACTATGGCAAATAGAAACACACAAGGTTTTGGTTTGATCGCGCAAGGTACTGTTGGTTCAACAATGGCATCTCAAGGTCAAGGCAAATATCTTATTGATGCTGGCATGGCTGTTGATCTGTTCCAAGGGACTGCTGTAAGAAGCGCCGCTGGATACATTGTAACTGCACAAGCTGCCATCACTAACACTTGTATAGGTGTGTTGAATGGAATATTCTATAACGACGCTTCAACTAAGAAGCCGACATTTGCGAATTTCTACAACCAACCTATTACTCCAGCTAATAGCGAAGATATAACTGCTTTTGTAATTGACAATCCGAATCAACTTTTTGTTGCTTCGATTGACGCTGCAGCAGCACAGGCTGAATATGGTAAAACATACGGTCTAACTGTAACAGCGGCTGGTTCAGAATTATCTGGTCAGTCAAGTTCAGAGTTAACTTACGCTACAAGGCACGCAACTAACAATCAATGGAGATTGGTAAGAACTGCAGAAGACCCTGAAAATAACGATATCGCAGCAGCGAATTGTTCAGTGGTAGTCGCGCACAACTTAAACCAATATTTCACTGGTGCGGTTACGTGGCAATAATAGGAGCATAATATGGCAATATCACGAGCACAACTAGTTAAAGAACTAGAACCAGGCCTAAATGCTTTATTTGGGCTGGAGTACAAAAGGTATGAAAATCAGCATGCTGAGATTTATACAACAGAATCATCTGACAGAGCTTTTGAAGAAGAAGTAATGTTAAGTGGTTTTGCAAACGCAGATGTAAAAGCAGAAGGTCAAGGAATTGCGTACGACGACGCGCAAGAAACTTACACTGCTAGATACACAATGGAAACGATCGCGCTAGCTTTCGCTATCACAGAAGAAGCAATAGAGGACAACCTTTATGACAGACTTTCTTCTAGATACACAAAAGCTTTAGCAAGATCTATGTCCAATGCTAAAGAAGTTAAAGGCGCAGCAGTCTTGAACAATGGTTTACCCGGCGTAGCCGCGGCATCAGCGTTCCAAACTGGTGATGGCGTTAACTTACTTTCTACAGCACACCCAACTATCGCGGGTACTGTAGCAAATACTTTAGCAACACAAGCAGACTTAAACGAAACTTCATTAGAGCAGTCTTTGATTGACATCGCTGCAATGACTGATGAAAGAGGTTTAAGAATCGCAGCTAAAGGAGTTAAAATGATAATTCCTTCTGCGAATCAGTTCAACGCTGAGAGATTGATGAAATCTCAAGGTAGAACTCAGACTGCTGATAATGACATCAATGCAATCAACAGCATGGGAATGATTCCTCAAGGTTACAGAGTGAACAATTTCTTAACTGACCCTGATTCATTCTACATTATCACGGACGTTCCAAATGGTATGAAAATGTTCTCAAGAACTCCGTTGACTACGTCAATGGAAGGAGACTTTGATACTGGTAACGTTAGATACAAAGCTAGAGAAAGATACGCGTTTGGCGCATCTGACTATAGAGGTATCTTCGGTTGCGAAGGTGCGTAAGCATAACTAAGTAATTTTGTGGCCGGACATAGTTCGGCCACATTCAACAAATAACATGGTGAGATTCATGAAAACATTCACAGTAAAAATATGGGCATACGATCATTACGCAAAGTTTAATGTGGATGCTGAAGATAATGCTATTTCTCTTGAAAAATCAATCCTTGACAAACTAGGAGAAAAAAGTATAAATTGGGAGTATCTCGGAAACAACTATAATAACGAGATAAATCGAATAACTTATGAGGAGGTTATTGATGATACAAGACCTATACAAAGCAAAAAGGTCCTTGGAGTTGAAGTGGGAACAGGAGCATCTAGATAATAATAGATACACTCTTGAAATGGTCAGAATTGATGACAAAGTTAAAGAGGTCATTACAAAGATCAAGCTGGAAGAAGCAGCTATTGCTCACAGGCAGAATAGCGTTGAAGGCGCTGCTCCACAAGTTTCTGTAGCTACTTAATCAAAAGCTACATCGCTGAAATCGCACTTTCTTTACGGGCTCTCTTGCACTCTACTAAAATCTAATATATAAATAAATTACTATATAAATTAATTAGAACATAGACGCGTATAGTCGACGGCCTAGAGACTATGTTCGGAAACTAGGAGGATATAATTATGGCAAACACTACATTTACAGGACCGGTACGATCAGAAAACGGTTTTGAAGTAATAACTAAAAACACATCAACAGGTGCTCTTACATCTACAATGAGTCTTAAAGAATTCACTGCAACTATTACAGTTGCTAATGGTGATACTACAGGAAAAGAAACTTCTATTCAAATTCCTACAAACTTTATTCCATTAGGAATTGGTGTCGTAGTAACAACTGCATCAGTTAATGCAGTTAACTTAGTTGATATTGGAACAGACGCTGATACAGACGGTTATGTTGACGGAGCTTCTTTAGCTCTTAACACAACTGGTTGGAAAGGTTTCTTAGGATGCAATGGTGCACTAGGTATGTCTGGTTTTGCACCAGGAGTAGCTGGTTTAGCTGGAGACGAAGTTGAGTTAGTTGTTTCAGGTGATCCAGGTGGAGATACTGTAATTGTTCTAAAAATATTTGGAATTGATTCAACATCTGACACACAATAATAAATAATTAATTTAGTGTGGGCCTTTGAGTTCACACTAAATTTAAGGAGAATAAAATTATGTCAATAACATCAAAAGTTAGACAATCGGTAATTCTGGCAGCAGATGGACAAGTACAGTCATTAGTAGGTGGTTCAGCAACCAATATTACTAAAGCAAATATTATGACTGTATTTGCAATGTCAAGCGCAGCTGATGGAGAAGTAAAACTTTATAATGAAATAGGAAGTGGTGTAACTGCTTCTAAATTAATTTTTCATGGTAAGTTTGGTACAGCAGCGAATCACGTGCATGAGTTTAAAATACCAGGAGCTGGTATTTATGCTGACACTGGAATATATGCAGATTTAACTAACGTAGACTTTTTTTATATAGTCGGAACATTTTAGAGGATTAGCCAATGGCGAATACTACTTCCTCATCATATTCATTTGATCAGGATTTCTCAATAGATGAAATCATTGCAGATGCTTATGAACGTCTTGGTTTAGTTGGTACAGCAGGACATCAATTAAAAACTGCAAGAAGATCATTAAACATTCTTTTTCAAGAATGGGGTAATAGAGGAATACACTTTTGGGAAGTAGGAAATACTAATATTAATTTAGTTGCAGGTTCAACAACTAATATTGATGCTACAGCTGAAGGATCTGGTGTATATACTTTTTATAGAAACTCTACAGACGTGCCGGGAGGTGGAGAGCCACCACAAGCAACTACAGTTCCGGTAGCAAATGTTTATGGTATATCAGATATTTTAAATGTTACTTATCGACAAAATTATAACACAACTTCTCAGTCAGATATTGGTTTAACAAAAGTTGCTAGAGATTCTTATTCTGCAACAGCTAATAAAGCATCTAATGGAACGCCTTCACAATTTTGGGTACAAAGATTTATAGATAAAGTTACGATTACAGTTTACCCTTTACCAAATGCAACTGCTGCAGATAATTTTTTAAATGTTTATTACGTAAAAAGAATTCAAGATGCAGGAGCATACACTAACGCAAGTGATACACCTTTTAGATTTGTACCATGTATGATTTCAGGATTATCTTATTACTTATCTATGAAGTTTGCACCACAACGAACACAGGAGATGAAGTTGTTGTACGAGGATGAATTAGCTAGAGCATTGTCTGAAGATGGTTCTGCAGCTAGCACATTTATTACTCCGAAGACATACTATCCAAATATATAATGGCTAGATTTGCAAAAGGTAATAGAGCATTAGCAATTTCTGATAGATCAGGAGCAGCTTTTCCATATAGAGAAATGGTTAAAGAGTGGACTGGTGCGTGGGTACATAGATCAGAATTTGAGCCTAAACAACCACAATTGCAACCACATCCAGTAGCATCTGACCCACAAGGATTGATGCATGCAAGACCTGCAAGAGTAGAGTTTCCTACATTAGATGTTTTACCAAATAATCCTTTTCAAACATATCAAGTAGGTTCTCCAATTATTAATGTTACTTTACCAGGTCATGGTTATACAACAGGTGATATAAGAAGATTTAGAGGTTCACCAGAAACAGCAGGTGCTTTTAGTACTCCAAATGGAGTAGGAGGAATAACAGGATCTACAATTGCAAAAGCTGCTGGATATACTATAACTGTAGGAAAATATATTAGCGGCGCTACAAATACAAATGGGTCTAACGGAACAGATTGGTTTCATTTTAGTGCTGATACAAACGCAACAAGTGTTGTAAACGGAGGAGGAGGATTTCCAGTCTCAGTTGGACCGGTAACCTTAAAAGCATAATGGCAGGTGTATCAACATATTCATATTCAACATTAGTAACAGCTATAAGAGATTATACTGAAGTAGATGCTAATGTATTTACAGAAACTATCGTTGATGGTTTTATTATGGCTGCACAAAACAGAATTAATTTAGATCTTCCTATGGATTCTGACAGAGTTCAAGCAGAAGCACAATTTGCAACTGATTTTAATTCAATTACAATGCCTACTAAAGCTTTGTTTGTTAGAGGTATAGAAGTATATGAATCAACAGCAAACACTAATGGTCAAGGAATATGGTTAGAGAAACGTGATCAAACATTTATTTCAGAGTATGTAGGTAATTTAACAGGAACTGCAGGAGGTGCTGCTGCACAAGATGTAACTGGTCTTCCTAAATATTATGCTATGTTTGGTGGCGCAACAACAGGAGCCAATACAGCTACGTCTGGTGCTATATATGTAGCTCCAACGCCTGATGCAAACTACAAATATATTATTCATTATAACGCAATGCCTACAGGATTAGGTTCTGGTGGCGATGGTGATTCTAATACTTATTTAAGTAATTACTTTCCACAGGGTCTATTATATGCATGTTTAGTAGAAGCATTTATGTTTTTAAAAGGTCCAACAGACATGTTGACACTATATGAAAATAGATATAAAACTGAACTACAAAAGT